GTTTGAAATCTTTGCCAGCAGTGATAGCGGCATTCATCAGACGTTCGATCTTACGCATGGGAGGAATTCGTCTCAACAAAGGTAGTATGGATCAAATCAGGGGACTTTGCAAGGGGGGTTGTGCCACCTTGTCAACTGGCACACTGAAAGCGCCCAGCGTTGAAGTTATGATACGCAAAGACCTCACGATTGACCAGTTTGAACATACCAAACTCATTGGTCATCACATAACCCTCTGCATCAATCCTGTTGTATCCGATATAAGCAGCAGGACCCATGTTGCGACACAGGAACAAACAATCATCTTTGATCGACTTCACCAGTGCCCACAATCCAAGCAGGTTAGGATCACAATCAAAGTCTTCTGCAACGATGTTATCACCCGAACGAATGCAGGCGTTCAGTTGCTGTTTGATCTTTGCCGCTTCCTTATCAGAAACAAACTCACAGGCAGTAGACATTTGACGGGCGAAATCTACGACCTCTTTCACATCAGCGAAGGACTCCTGATTGTGAAGAATGTATGCATCAGGTTGCACAAACTTCACCGTCTCAGTATCATTCCAGATGCTACGGTCAGGGAATGCTTGTGCATCACGCAGATCGTTTGCAGCATAATAGCAGGTGTGAGGAGCGATGATAATTTTCTGGGAAACTACCTCACCGAACTTATAAGTGATGGTGTTCGGAGTGTATTCATCAGATCCACCAAACCCGATGAAATCGCCTTGATAGATACATTCGAAACGAGGCAACCAATCAAAACAAGCGTGAAGAATGTCTGCAACTTCACCTTGATAGAATTGATCAATCTCATCATGATTGTGAGCGATACGAATTTTTTTCTTGTTAAAGACTGCCTTGGTTCCTACAAAGAATTCACGATTAGCAGGATCAGTTCCCCACACAATTGCAGGGGCACCGTCAATCTTAACCGACAGATTGCCCTTGGCAGTAAACCAATCCAGAACAGAAAGATCACCCGTGAGGATAGAATCTTCGGGGTGTTCGATGTGTGTGTTTTTCATACTGTTATTATTGCACGGATTGGGGGGTATCGCAACCCCCCTTGTGCCACTTACTCAACCGTCACACTCTCCACCAGTTCTTGAATCACATCTTCATCGTACACATTGGCGATCTCATTGAGAACATCTTCCTCATTCATGTGAGACATGTTTTCTACAATCGTATCGAACACAAATTGCATCAAACATTTGGTGTCCATCTCATCAACAATACGCTCGGCGTAGTTGTCAATCAGTTGGTCAAGTTGTTGGGAAGTGAGTGTCATGGTTTCAGTTCAGAATGTGACGATAATCAATGGATTTGATACACCAACCTGTAGCACATGTGATTTCTTCTACTAAATCATCCTCATCATCTGCCTCCCAGATTTGACCAATCGTTTCGTCGATGATTTGTTGTTGCTCACTTTCATCCCAGACGTAAGACTCAAAATCAAACTCGATTTCGGTGACTTGGAACTGCATTTCAGTAATCGTAGTTAGCGTTCAGGTACTCATTAACATCGAACTTTTCATCACGAAGTTCGGGAATGTCAAGGTCAAAAATCTCACCAGGCATGTCTTGGATTTCAGACCAGAGTTCATCAAACATGGGCGTTTTTCAGGAACGAATGTAATGTAGAACGGATTGGGGGATTCCGCAACCCCCCTTGTGCCACTTTCGCAACTGGCACAAGAATTCTTATACAAACTCCGCAAGATAGTAATCTAAAGGCAACTCAAGTTCTGCCGCTTTCTGTTCCCATTCATCCCATTCTTGCGGGGAAGCATCATTCAGGAAATCTTCCCGAGTATATTCAAAAACGGGACCACACATTTGAATCAATTGCGACAACGAAGGTACAATATCCGATCACGTGGCAGAACACAACCCCCCTTGTGCCACTCTCTCAATTGGCACAAGATCAGCTGGCATTCTCAATAAGGATCTTGTTATTGAGAATCAATAAGATCTTGTAGTTGAGAATAGATCCAATTGTCAGACTGTCACACTAGAAGACATCGCTGTAGTCTTTGATGCTAATATGTACATCTTCATCATCTTCTAGGTGTAGCAGTTCTCTCCAGGGAACATCATCTAGTTCTAGATCATCATAACACATGAGATCTAATGTAACACGTACCATGCGCTTTGCGTGTGTGGCAGACATGTGATTCTCGTGCGATGTTTACTATACTATATCATGCATAGTGACGATACGCAAGTGATTCATAATCTTGCCCATCTCGTGCGTAATCTTCATCTAGATCTTGTGCATAATACTCCTCTAGATCATATGAATAGTCTGTTGCGTATGTGTAGTCGAGATCGTAGTCGTCGTACATAGCTCGTCGAGATCTGTATGATGCTTTATGATTATAGCAGATATCTCGTCCAGATGTCAAGAAGGCTTCTAGACGAGATTCACATAAGAGTATATATGTATTCTCGTCGAGATTTATGTGGGTTTGGGGATTTTTGCGGGCGTGGGACTTGACAAACTGCGCGTCTTATGATACGCTCGCTTAACTTGCTATAAGGACGGGGGTTTATAAGCATTTAGAAGACTTAAAAGACTACCTATTCTCAACAATATTCTCAATTGATTCTCAATTATTATTCACTTATTGAGAATAAAACAAATAATACATTAATGTTTTTTATTATATTTTTTAATTAAATTTAACCTTTTATTGTATCAGATTATACCATTCTCAACCTTCTGGTATAAAATCCCACATCTCTCCATTCCATTGCCACTTACGATCTTTCCAACCATATACCTGCCCTACTTCTGGGTTCATAGGAAACCGTGGTCCATCACTCTCTTTGCGTGGATTCTGTACCTTATCCACTACTTTATCAAACTCACCATTTAACCAATCAGCATCAGAAACCATCCACTTATCAATCGGACAAGAGTCTAATGCGAATGATGCTTTTTGATCCAGGAAACATCCACAATGCTTACACCTGACTTGTTTGGCATCATAATACTCACAACTCTTACATACATCTAATCTCTGTTGTTTCACCTCTGGGGATACAAACAAAGCATTAGATGAGAATGCCTGTTTAACAACTTCAAATGTGAACTTTGCTAGGTTCTTTCCTTGTTCAGGTAATGATGGATATTCAGATTCAGTCATTGTTTGTTTATGGTTGATATGCTCCTTTAATTGTAGCAGAATTTATCGTTCCTGTCACGCTATAATTTGATCCTGTGATTGCTCTTCCATTAGATCCACCCGATCCTGAATTTGAAGTATTACCACCTGATACTCCCCAATCTCCTCCATTACCACCAGTCTCTCCTTGTAATCCATCAGATCCAAGTGAAGGACATCCACCGGTGGCACCTGCTGTTCCTGTTGCTCCATCAGTTCTTGATTGATTATATCCTTGACCCAATCCACCATTACCACCTTCTCCTCCTGGTGCTCCTGGTACAGTATATGGAGTATCTACCTGACAATTAGTAGAACACGTTTTTGATCTACATCCACCCTTACCACCACAGTTACAATTATTTCCACCAGCTTGGTTGTATGATATCGCATATCCAGGACTACATCCAGGGCATCCACCACAGTTTGAACCAGTGGTATAAAAACTGGTGCTAATACAAGTACCCGATGCTCCTGTTGCTCCAGTCGCACCTTTTTCTCCACCACCACCGCCACCATAAATGTTAGCGGATCCACTGACTTCTACAACGACTTCAGAACCTGTGGACTGTACATACAAAGCGGGACCACCATTACCACCACTGATATTACCTGACGTTCCATTGGATCCACCAGCACCATAGATGCCACCAGCAACATTGACTCTCAAATTATAGGTCTCTGCCTGAAGATAAGCGGCATACTGTGATACATTGGAGGATCCCATCGTACCGTTCAGATACATGTACTTCCGAACGTTTTTGTTTAAATTGGAATTCCAGGTCTGTGTTCCAATGTTGAATCCAGGTGATGATGGTGATGACGTATTATCATCAGTTCCAGATTGCGTAATATAATAATACTTGATCGAATTGCGAAACTGTGATGTCTTCCAGTTTGATGATGTCGTAATGTTTGCGTTTTCAGTCGCATCAGGTACAACTGGACTTGTATCAGACGTACTGGTGATTCGTCTTAACTCTGATGCCTTGATTGGCAGTGTATCAGAACTGAAACTACCATCCACTTGTTGTGCTCGGAAGGTCGTTCTTAACGATGAAAAGGAGATACTTCCAGAGGTATAATAGGGTCCCGCTTTTGTGACTGTCGCTGACATTCGTATGAGGCAAATCCTGTGTCTCTATTTAGATCATCATTCCAATGTCTTATGACCCCCGCGACAATGAATAGATTAGTAACAAGATAAGTACCGAATATAACAGTCCGTATATGAGCAATGTGATCTGCTTCTCTGTCATTTTTCGTCGCCTTTTCCCCAAGTGCTTTCGCCCACCATCTCCACAGGTTCTTCATAGATTGATTCTCTTGATCTTACATATGTCAGTTCTTTCCATTGATTATGATAACACAGGACCATTAACCGATCATTACGATGAATGGAACATGCCTCATAGTTCTCTTCATTTTTTGGTTTGACCCCTATCTCAATCGTAATGTAGTCATTGTCCTTGAAATAGACCCACCCTTCAATATGAGGTTTCCACTTTACATAATGATTAACTTGTGGTTCATACATATGCCGCTTCTAATGGAGTTTGCTTGATTGGCATTGCCGAATAGGGTGATGTTCGTTCTATACTAACAGCGTCCCCGACCTTTCCTGAGTTGATGGGGGAGTGATAGGTTCTGGTCCTGGTATTATAGAATCCCCAAATACAACGAACGGCATCACCCAGATTGTAATCAAACCTACAATCGTAATGAATCCAGATAGCAATAACATTGCGTTTAAACTCTGTCTGCTCATAATACATTCCTTTCGGTGCTTTATGGGGGAATTCAATCATTGTCAACGACTGCTCTCAAATCATTCGGATTCACACCTTCTGAAACATAATAACTCAACATAGCATCACATTGCTCTTTGGTCAGTTTGCGTGCTTGAGGATCAATCAATTCCCATTCATTGGTGAACTGTTGAAGAATTTTGTAAAGACGTTGTTCCATTTGTTTCAGGTCGTAAAAGCATCAATGATGCCAGATTCATAGTCGTCCACAAGTTTGAACTTTTGTGCCTTGACAACATTTGGCATAATCAGATTCTGATAACGTGCATCAAAACCTTCTTCTTCAGAGAGAAGTTCAAATGCCTCGGTGTCGTCTTCTGCGATCAGACTGACGACTCCACCATATTCACTGGAAGGAAACGGAACCCAGTAATCAACAATGTAAAGACTTTTCATTTCAATTTGTTTTGGACTCATACATTTTAGTGTACTTGTTGTATCCTGTCAAGCAGTTAATTTGTCTTTCAATTTCAAACTTGATGGGAAACAAATGTGATGTGAAGAATCCAGCATATGGACCGTCATTCAGAAGTTTATGAAGATTTTCAACCTGAATTTGTGCCAGAATCAGTTTTGTCTTTGAATCCATTACACAAACTCCGAAATGTAATAATCAACGGTCACATCCAGTTCTGCTGCCTTTTGCTCATAGAAGTTGTTGGTGTATTGTTTGGCAGAAACCCATGCTTCATGATTAAATTGTTCAACCTCTGCGTGTTTCATAAAGTCTTCAAATGCGGTCATAAACTGCTTAATGTCTTCATCGTTCATTGGCACATCCAATTGTCTGACAATAATAGGCATCATACAACTTTTGGTCACGTTGTATCAGAAAGGCATTGTATCCAAAGAAAGCAATCAGAAACACAACACCAGTGAGAATGTAGCGAGGAGGGATGTTCATCAGCAGGCACCGTAGAAAGGATTACCAAGTTGAGGCAGATCGGAATTGTCACCAGTTTCGGTATAACCCAGTGCCAGACGCTCACGAATCGCAAGAGTCTTCTCAACACGATTCAGAAACTTCTTGGAGATTTGATCCACACCTTTCCAAGACAGAACTTGAAGGCACCATTCTTGACTGATGTCACCATAAGGAGTCTGAACAGGATAGTAACCAACCAGCATCGTGCCGTCTGCAGACTGGAGGGTGGGGAAGGTGGTCATTGGGTGTCTCCCGATTACCTTGTAATTATAGGTCAGAAGGACGGCACCACGTCGTTCCGTAGACCAGTTTCCGAACTGTCCATCTGCTCAAAGACCGTGTAAAGTTTGTTGTACAGTGCTGGCACACTTCCATATTCTCTTGCGATTTGATTTTCTTCTCTAATGTCAAGTAATTGAAGTGCGGACAGAATGACTCCAATTTCTTGGACATTCAGTTGTACGTTTGTTTCAGTCATTTGCTCAATCCCAAGATACGTTTTGAAGTAGAAAACCAGGCATCACCATACTCCAGGACCCCTGATCATTTACACCGCCAACTTTATACTCCCACTTGTAGGCAAACTTATTATGACTATCCCAAGTCATAAACCCTTTCTCTTTATCAAACCAAGACTTGATTGACAGACCAAACCGATTGGAGAAAATGTTACGGGTTCGCAGTGCTCCACCAGTCTCACGGGTTTCTACAACCTTACAGGTATCAAACTGAGCCTGAAGACCTACATCCAATGCACAAGGAGTTTCATACACAAATGGGCGATAAACTTTCGGTTTTGCTGGTGCGGTCTGTGCCAGTGCTGGAGAGGCAAACAGCAGGGCAGTCAGCAGCAGAAGTTTTTTCATACAGACAAACTCACATCAATTTCTTTAATATTCAGACCACACAGTTGGTCATAGACACGCTTCAAAATAATATCGACTGCTTTCTTTGCTTTGGACTTCTCATACCAGACGGTGCGAAGTCCATCAAAGGTGGTGACTTGAATGCGATAGTTTTTCATGATTCAGTCCTCGGGATAGAGTTTCCAACCATCAGGGCGAATGCCCAGTTCTTCACAACGCACCTCATAAACAATGCGCTTCAGAAGTTGCAGCGGCATTTCATTTTCAATCTTTTTCTGAATGGTGCGGCGGATCTGGGCGTCCTGTGTAGTGTCGGTGACCATCGTGGTTCCCTTGATTACCTTGTAATTATACTGCCTGCAGCAGGCGATTCGGGAAACACTGTGCCACTTGATGATCCGTCCACCCGTTCTTCTCAAACAAATACTCCAGATATAGTGTTTCTTCTTGCTCCCGTGCCTCTATTTCGTGTGGTTGATCCCAATACTCCACATCTTCCATACATTTTTTACCATAATACATTTTTCCACGCTTGGACCGCAGCGAACCGACTACCCACTGCCGCAGGTGGACCAGTTCGTGTAAAAGAGTTTTTATATACAACTCCTCCTCCATATGAGTATCCAACTCAATCAAAAACTCACGGGGGCGATAGGATTCACCCACGTAGTCACAGTAACCATAAACCGCCTCACGTTTCAGACCACGATGAAGAATCTCCACCTCAATCTTATGACGGGGAAGGAATCGATTCAGAAACCAAGTGGTAACGTCCTCACAGAGGAGTTTAGAATAACCGTATCCAGAATACGTGATGTAAGACATTGACCCCAGTGTAGAAACCAAACGAAAGATGAAACAAAAATGAGTTTGTGTGTTGCTGTCATCGTGCGATCACATCCAAGGATTCCAACAGCATCATCGCAAGATCCATACGATTGTCTTCATCAACCACAGGAATGTTATCATCAACAAATTCGGAAGCAAGTTGTCCAAAGAGTTCA